TTGACTTCCCGAATGAGGAAGGCAAGCCGTATAAGTCAAGCGGTGGGGCTATGGTTTGGAACGAGAAATTGAAGCGTGAGATACCACAGGGGTGGAGCGATTGTGTTCTTGGTGATTATATCGGACGCATTACAAACGGCTTAAATCCACGAAAGAACTTTGTCTTAGGTAGCGGAAATAATTATTATGTGACAATTAGAAGTTTGGTCGGTACAACAATAGATTGGAACAACTGTGACAGATGTGATGATGAAGCCTTATCTAAAATCAACTCACGTTCACAGTTACAAATCGGTGATATTATATTCAGTGCAATTGGAACCATTGGGCGCACATATTATATTCTCGAAGAACCGACAAATTGGAACATAAGTGAAACATCATTTACTCTTAGAGCAAAAGAAAATGTTCCCAATGATTTCTTTTATGGAATGTTGCGCTCAAACGAAATTCAAATAAAAGCAGACAAGGCGGCAATGGGTAGCACTTTAAGATGCTTAGTAATGGATTCTTTATGTTCGTTGCAATATATTGAGATACCAAGCTATATGATGAAGTTGTTCGCTGCTAAAGTTTCACCTTTATATAGGCAAATACATAGAAACAATAATGAAATCGCAGAGCTGACTATGCAGCGCGACGAACTTCTGCCTCTTTTAATGAACGGTCAAGCGTCGGTAAATTATCATTTATCTGACGATTAATGGCAATCTTGGTATCTATATCCGTTAAAATACGCCCAATTCTCCTTTGAGTTTCAAGGGACGGAATCCACACGGTACATTCTTTTATCTTGTCTGGAGAGGTGTGGCGTATTTTTGTTTGTTGTGCAGCAGCACTTAGTTGTTGCTTTACACAAGTTGACGATATTAGATAAAAAGCAAAGTTTTTGTCTAACAAATTCTCGTTGCAATTGATTTTGGCAATATCTTGGCTCTGAATATATTTTCCACTTTCAGGTATTCTTGCGGTAGACCCCAGCAAGCCAATAGCTTGTTCGGTCAGAGGCGTAATAATATCTCCTTTTTCAAGCAAAAACTCTTTTTTAAAATCACCTACATAGTAAATGTTATCTTTTGAGAGGTTTTCCTTGAAACAATTATTCCGATAGTCAAAGTTGCCACAAGTTAGGCGAATATAGTTTCCTTGGGTGGCATAATATTCACCACCCAAACTTGCACCTCGTGTAACTTGTACCAAATCTCCGAGTTTGTACTTCTTTAGTTTCATATATACCTTATTTCAAGTTTAGCATTTGTGCAAGTATCCTTGCACAAATGGTTTACTCCTTATCCAGCAACCCCCTAACCTCCTTGTCGAAGTCCGAGTCAATGCGTTGCGTTTTATTGAAAATATCATATTCCCCTTCCGCCTTCTTCTTGGCTTGTGCCGCAGATATTTTGCCCTTATCGGGTAAAATCTGGTAGCGACGGAATGTTAGGAACTCATTGACGCTTGCCGAGAACTGCGCCATGTTGAACGTGTTTTCACGCTCTATCAGGTCTTCTATATAGTCGAAGAAGCCAGTGACGGCACGCTCCAACTGTCGAATTTCTTTCTCTTGTAGGTAGTTTTTGGCGATGCTGACATCCGATTTCAGTATGCGTCCATCCGGCGCATACTTCCAAGTAGTCAGCCCCATGTTCTCCTTTGTATGGTCAGCCTTGGAGTAGACAATCTCCGCAGCCGTATGGCCAGTGATGGCATAGTGGAAGCGGTTTTGGATCATCGCATAGAAGTCGCGCGTCGTGGGCGAGTTCTTGTCATAGTCCGTGCTGCACTCCGCGTAGATGTCCGTAATCTGTTGCCAGATGCGTCGCTCACTTGCTCGGATAGACCGAACGCGCTCCAACAACTCTCGGAAATAATCCTTGTCAAACACCGCGTTGCCCTGCTTCAGCCGCTCATCATCCATAGCGAAGCCCTTCTTGATATACTCATTGAGAATCTTCGTGGCCCACTGGCGGAAGCGCGTAGCCTTCAGCGACGACACACGGTAGCCAACCGCAATGATAGCATCCAAGGAATAGAAATCAATAAGCTCCTTAACCTCTCCACGAATGCCACGGTTCACGACAGTTTCCATTTTGGAAATAGTCGTGTCAGGGTCAAGTTCCCCTTCTGCAAAGATGTTCTTCAGATGCTTGCTGATAGCCGGAACGCCCACGCCAAAGAGTTGCGCCATAGCCTTTTGCGTACACCAAAGCGTCTCGTCCTTGATAACCACCTGCACCTTGCCGTCTGCATCCGGCATATTGTAGAGCAGGAATTGAATCTCATTACTCATGTTCGGTATCCTTTCCAGCGTTAGCGTCAAACGAAATGCAGTCGAGTTGCTTTAGAATCTCCGTTTCAAGGCGGTGACTCTCCTCAAACTGCGCTTTCAGCGTAGACTTGTAATTATCCATACGCTTGTTGAACTCCTCCTCCGTGATGTCCACATAATCAATCTTGATGTCGAAGTACTGGCCAGCCGACAAGCTATAACCTTTTTCCTTAATCTCGTCGTAAGTAACGGCAACAGAGAAATCATCCACCGCCTCCTTGTTCTGGAACGTATTGACAATCTTGTCTATCTCGAAGTCGCGAAGCCGACGCTTCTGGTTGTTGCCCTCCTTGTATTCCTCACCGAGTTTGCTTGCGTCGATAAGAATCACCTTTTCGCTCTTTGCACTCTTGTCGAAGAAAAGCACCGACACATTCGTACCCGTAGTGGCAAACACGTTGGACGGCATGGAAACGCAACCATACACCCATTTCTCGTCCACGATGCGCTGCAAGATGCGCTTCTCCACACCACTCTTAGAAGTGATAAAACCCGTAGGAATGACGATGGCACCCTTGCCAGTAGGCTTGAGTGAGTTGAGCAGATGCTGGATAAAGCAAGTGTAGATAGCCATCTTAGGTTTGTTGGGATCAACCTTTTTTACAGCGTTAGGCACACCAGCCCAGAAGCGGATGGTGTCGGCTGCGAGCGTGTCGCGATACTCCGGAAAATCGAGTTTGAACGGAGGATTGCTGACGATGAAGTCAAACTTCTTCAGCACCCCGTTGCTCTCCTTGTGGGAAGGCTCAGTGAGCGTGTTGCCCTGCACCACGTTAGGCAGCGAAGCCGCAAAATTGTTGAGGATAAGATTAAGACGAAGCATCTCCGATGACTTTTCCGAGATATCCTGCGAATAGATAGAGCAGCGGTCCTCGCCAATCTGATGTGCAAGAGCCATGAGCAGCGTACCAGTACCAGCCGACGGGTCATAGCAAGTGATGCCGCGAAGGTCAGCATTGTCGCCGACAAGCAGACGAGCCATCACCTGCGCAATGGCACGAGGCGTGTAATACTCAGCATACTTGCCGCCACCGGCATTGTTGAAGCCTTTCAGCAGATACTCGAAGATATGAGAGAAGAAATCATATTTCTCATCAAACACATCCTCAAAGTTGAATGAAGCCACATTACGCATGAGAGCCTTGGCAAACTCGTCACGCTTCTGTGTATCGGTGACATAAGTAGTCAGCGGGAAGAAGATGTTCACCTTGCTCTTTCCCGAAGTGGTAACGGAGAAAGTGTCGGCATTGAGAGAGGCGATGTCAACGAGCGTAGCATCGAGCAACGTAGAGAAGTCGCCCTTGGTGGCAGAATTGTAAAGATGCGAAAGCGTATGTTCCGGCTTCATGCGCGGCACAGAGTGCGGCAGATAACTGAACAAGTCCTCCACCTCATCCTCGGTGAAAGTGTCGTATTCGGCATCCCACTTCTCAGCTTTTCTCAGCCTCTCGCCATACACCTCGTTGCGTTTGGCCTCATAGCCAAACTTGTCGTTGAAAAACTTGTAAAGGAACATCTCCGTTACGATCTTGTATTCGCTGCCCGTGCCAGCCAAGCCAAAAGCTCCGGTGGTACTCTTCAGAGAGTCGATGAGGGCTATGGTAGCTTCCGATATATTGATATTACTCATTATTGTTCTTAATATGCGCTGTTGCGCTGTTGTAAATATTCAGTTGTGATAAGGTTGTTTATGAACTTGCGATCATTGATGTCAGCCCGTATGTGCATCTTCAGGAGTTCCTTGCCGATGATGGCAAGCACATCCTGCTGGAAAGCCGGAACATTATCAAGTTTGTTGATGTCGAGGAAAATCATGCGGTCAATGTCCTGCTTCATGTTGGCAAGGTTCTCCGCAATCTCATATTCCTGTTTAGAGATGATAGGCTTTTCGCGTTTTTCGTTCTGTTCCTCAATGCGCTTGTGGATTCGCACAAACCGCTCATCGCCCTTATACTTGCTTTTCAACAGACGGTTTCGGCGGTTGATTTCGCGAATTTTCTTCATCACCTCGTCCATATACTGTATGCTCTCCTTTGCGTCAGCAGTGTCCTTTGGCACAAATCCCTTTTTGCGGAAATACTCACGGAACTCGTCGGCAAGAATAACGTACTTGTCCTCCTTTGTGTCGAAGTTCGCCTCAAACTCCGCTTGTACACGCTCACACCGTTCACGAATATCGTTAACGATGATGCGCATTTCCTCTGGCATGCCTTTCTTGAACTCAAACTCCAGTTCCGAGAGAGCCACATTGATGATGCCCGACACGTCAGCCTTATGCTCCGTGTTCTCGAGAAGATTGATACGCTCTATGCGGTGTGTCACCTCAGTGATAAGCGTAGGAATAGTACCTATGGGCAGCGAAGCGATTTTCTGTTTTGTCTCCTCGTCGCCGAAAGAACGCACTTGGTTGACAATGGCCTTTGCCTCCGAAAGCGTGTTGCGAAGCTCATACAGACTGTCCTTATTGTCAATCTCATCAATCTGTTTACGGAACTCCTCCATATTGTCGGTGGTGAAGTTGAAGAGAACGCTTTTTACCTGCTTAATCTTGGCTTCCACCTCCTCTTTGGTAACCATCACGTCATTGGCAATATTGTTCTGCCCGATGCCAGCGTCATCAGTCGTGCGGTTAAGTTCACGCAGATAGCGGTCGTTAGTGGCATCGAAATTCTCCTTGATGTTCACGAAGTCCACCACATAGCCATATTTGAAATCATGGTAAGGTCGGTTGACACGTGTAAGAGCCTGCAAAAGATCATGTCCATCGAGCGAGCGTCCAAGATAGAGCTTCTTCAGACGCGGAGCGTCAAAACCCGTAAGAAGCATCTTGTTGACAATAAGCACATCCACCTCCTGCAGTTTCTTGAAGCCTTCAATGTATTCCTTACGCTCCATTTTGTCTCCCTCGTCATGCAGGATAAGCGAAGCCGTCAAAGGTCGATAACCGGAAGGCAAAACCATCGGGTCAGCTGCCATCCCGAGCTGTTTCTCCTTATGATGCCATATTTTTTCAGCATGCTGGAACCGCTCCTTCCACAGACGGAACATCTCCCTTGCCTGAGGATTGGTCTTGCAAACAATCATAGCCCCGACAGAATCGTCGTTCTGCTCCCTGCGGAAACGACGGAAATCAGATATAATATAGTCAAGCAACGCATTGAGATAGCTGTCATCCTCGATAATCTTGTTGCGGTCGATGTCAGACTTCTTAACCTGCACACTTCCCGTCAGTTTGTCGAGAATGTCCTCAATCTTCTCCTTGTATATGGTCTCGACAGGCTCGCGCATCAGTTTGCAGGTATAGCCGTCAGCGATGGACTTGTCATAGTAATATGTATGGATATAGTCACCGAACACTCGCCAAGACTCGCGTTCCTCCTTCAGAAGCGGTGTGCCGGTAAGCGCAATCTTCACAGCGTTATGGTCAGCATCGAGCAAGTTGGCAAGGAAGCTGCCCTTAGGGTTATACCCACGGTGCGCCTCGTCAATAAAGAATATGCGCTGCAAGTTTGTACTGTAACTGTCATCTACCTGCACCTTCGCCTTGTCCTCCTTGAATTTCTGGATGTTAACCACCATAATTTCCAGCTTTCCTTCATTGTTCTGTGTGATGGAACGGCTTGCGATGTCAGCCATCAGTTCCTCACGGCTCTTGGCATTATGCACGATAAGACCGCGAGCGGCAAACTCGTCAGTAGCCTGTTCCATAAGGTCGATGCGGTCAACGATGAAGTAGAACTTGGCCACGACATTCTTCTTCGCGAAGAAGTCAGTAAGGCTACGGACACTGTAATAAGCCAGAGCCGTCTTGCCGCTACCCTGTGTGTGCCAGATGATGCCACTCTTTATCCCATTATTCAAAGTACAGCGGATGGCATAAGAAGCGAACATCTGCTGATAGCGCATTATCTGTTTTTGCAGTGTTGTTCCCTGTGTACCGTCCTCCAGATCCACCTTGCGCTCAACGTATGCAATGCCATAGCGAAGCAAAAAGAGAAAACGCTCCTTGCTGAGCATGGAAGTGATGATGCGGTTGGTGGGAGTATTGACATCCTTGTTGGTCTGATATTCCTTAAGATTCTTTATGACCACGCAGTTGCGATGCTTCAGCACCTTGTATTCGTCCTCATCCGTAATCTTCTTGTATGGAAAATTTGGAACAAACAACTTGTTCTCCTCCCGGAACACATTGAAGAAAGCCTTGTCCTTGGCAGAGCAACAGTAGAATGCGCCCTGAATAGGCACACGGCTCTCGTTGTCGTATTCCTGGTTGTTGGAGAATATCATCAACTGCGTAACGTTGAAGAAGCGGCGGAAGCATGCCTTGCTCATGCGGGTGTTGATGCGCTCGCGCTCCGCCAAAATACCCTCATGATTATTGGGTTTCTTAACCTCGATAAAAGCCAGTGGCAAACCATTGACGAAACAGGTGATGTCGGGACGGAAATTATCTTCGGTATCCTCATTTTCATAAGTAAACTCCGTGGTAACATGCCAATCATTGTTGTCGGGATTGTCAAAGTCAATAAGTTTCACTCCACTATTGGAAGAAAGCATCTGATAAAACTCGCGCCCCAAATCATCATTGTTGGCGATGTTTACAATCTTTGAGAACAATAGCGATGCCTCTTGACTTGACATGGGCGGATTAAGGCGTTTCACTGCATTCAGAAAAACGTCGATCAGGATATTCGTCTTGGTGTCATATGCATTGATGTTATCTAAGTAGGTATAGCCCAACTTGCATAGATGAAGTGCAGCCGGAACTTGCACTCTGGTATTTTCATTAAAGTTAGAATTTCCCATATCTATCCGATTTAGTCAAAGTTGATTATTTCGCTTACATTGACTTTCAGTAACTCTGAAATACGCTTCAGGGTTGCCAAATCGGGCTGTGTGGTATTAGTACACCATTTAGAGACGGTAGTTTGATTAACACCCAACTGTTCCGCAAGCCATTTATTGGTCTTTTTACATTTTACCAATACAAGTTTCAATTGATTTAAATCTTTCATGAAGTCAATATATTGCTTTTTATGCAAAAATATAGATTTTTAGCGAGAAACTCTATTACTCAATTTAACCTTTAACAAGATATAACTATTACATATACACCTCCAAACCATTAACCTCAAAAATGCACACATCGCGAAGTTGCCGGATTTGATTAGAGTCCAGCAGCTTCATTCGTCTTGTACCTTTGTAGAAGTCGTATTTAAGGGAGATGCAACGGCGCCAGAACTGGATCTCGCCGCTCTTGATCCAGAGACGGATGTCAACGGGTTCGGGGGAGGAGAGGATTTTTTTTAGAGTGGTGATGTGGATGCTACGCATGGAAGATGGAAAGATTGAAAAATGGAAAGATGGAAAATGGGGGGCGGTGATGGTTAATCGAAAGGTGGGGTGTATTGATTGGTGAAGAGGTTAGCTGGGGATGGTACATTAGCCGGGAAGATGTTGTCGGTGAACTTGTACTTGAACTTGATGCTGTTGGTGGCATTGTCGGCATCAGAGATTTCAGAGGTAAGGTCAGTGATGATAATGGGGAGACCATAATCCTCATTGACGTCCGTAACGAGAGAAACGGAATGCGAGAGAAGAAGAGTGGAGATGCGGACGGCATCATCATATTGCAGCATGGACGTTTCAACCTCGAATTCAGAATCCGTGGTGTCGTCGTAAAAAGATGTTTCGCCATTGCAGACAGCAGTGGAACGTTCAAAATAGGTGATGCGCTTTGTAGTGCAATACAGAAAGATATATTCGTATTGCATAAACTCGTTGTAAACGGAAAGGATGATGTTGGGCTGCTTGTCAATGACATAAAACGTCTTGGCAAGAGCACCCCGGTGAACGGTAAAGGAAAGGAGTTTCCCTTTAGTCTTCAATCGGGAAGCGATGTATTCGGGAGAAATGTCCACGGACTGGTTGGTGCCTATAGCTGGGGTGCTCGTGCCCTCGTCGACAGTTTCAATGGTAGGCGATGACTTTCCGTTTTCCATAACAAGACAATCCGTGTATTTTTTTATTGTGCTGTTTGCTGTTGGGATAAAAGAAAGAAACTGGATGGCAGAGCGCGGAATGAGATACACCTTCGCCGTGGTGAGGAAGTTGGACTGCAAGAAAACTTGGGCAGACCATTCAAGATACATTTTAGCGAAAAGCACGATCCTGTCCTCCTTCGTCAGTGCCGTTTCCGAAGCCGTCTGTGCCTTGATTTGAAACTTTGTTATACTCCTGTTGTATTTGGTAAGATAATTCTCCAAAATAGAGCGGAGGTCATAGAAATAGGCATAATTGTTGAACGGATAGAGAGTGGTTTGGAAAACTGCCGAGCCGGAGCACAGGACAGAAACAGCGACAGACTGAGCGTCAGTCTTTATGGGGATTCTCTTCGGCAGACTCGATGAGAATGTGAAAGTGGATGGCGAAAAAGAAATTGTAAGCATAATGAATTTTTTCCAAAGATAGGAAGGAAAGTATTAGTATCAAAAGACGGAAGTTGAATTTAGAGTTTAGAGTGTAGAATGTAGAGTTGTCGGCAGAGCCGATTGAGAATTGGAGAATTAAGAATTTACCGCTGTCCTCCAACAGGGCGGTGGGTGGGGAACGGATAAGAAACGGACACGACCGATGGAAGAAAGGAAGAAGTCCGAAATTCGGACTTCTTCCCTCCGCCTAAGCCCTCTTTTCCGCCTTCGGCTTGCGCCCCCTTCTTTTCTTGGGCATTTCCTCTGTGGCGGCGACCGCCTTCTGCTCCGTGGCTGCTGCGGCAGCCTTGCCGAGAGCAATCTCGTGAGAGAGGCGAGAGAGACAATTATCAGAGATGTTCAGCCCGGAACGCTTTTTGAGGAGGAACATAAGGCGCATCGCCTTATACGCGCTTTTGCAGTAAAACCTCTCATTACTGTCATTGCTGAAATAAACGAACCAGATACTGTTTTCAGAATAAAGATTAACGGCTTTAGCAGCCAAGATAACATTAGGAGTATTCATAACTTATAATATTTAAAAGTGAAACAATCAGATTAATGAATGAGATAGGCTTCGATATAGGTGATGTCAACCATAGCGTCCGCTGCGAGCATTTCCGCCTTTGCGCTTGCCTCTGCATAAGAATCGGCTTCGATCTCATATTCAAGATATTCTCCATCCTCTCCATTGATAACAACCTGATAGAGATTGCTTGAATGTTCAACTCTTCTACCTCTTTTGTTAAGGCGATATTCCGATTCAAAAACTGTATTAACCATAATCTAAAATTTTTATTGTTCGACTTAGAGTGAAGCACCGAAGTGCTTTTGTAATTTTTACGTGCAATTCGGGAGCGCAAGTAGAAGGCATGTATGCAAGGGATAGACGAAGATTATTTCACCCTTCAGGGCTTGAAAGATTTTGGAACAAGGCAAACCTGCCCCAAAAACTTTTGAAAAAATCTTTGGATAAGCGCCGTGGCGCGACCCTTTCATAATGCCGCTTGCGCTAACTTTGCAAAGGAAAAATCAGAAAGCACATAGGAGTGGAACGCTCGAACGATAAAAATTTAAAAATGGAAATACGGAAAAATTGAAAAGGTGTCGCCTGACATGAATAATGAAGAAAAGAACATTCAAGTGATTTCTATCTTCCGACTAAAAAATGGAGAGGATGACCGATAAAATAAGAATATGAGATTGAAGACACAAAAAGAAAGAGGGAAGTGGAAAGGCGGTAATGCTATAAAAACGGCTACCGATGATATAATCAACTATATCGAAGTGTATCTCAAAAAAACGGTGTTTCACGAAATAAGAACGGTGAATACTCCTGATGTTGTCATGGCTGCTCTACCACTGCCGTAAATTCTGACAATAGTATCTACCTATTTCATGAAAGCAGGGACAGGAATGAGAGGTTGCGAAAAAGCGCGATAAAACAAGGTGGTTACCGCTATACTCCTCAAAATGTGTTCTGGGCTGAATATCCAATTGCCGCTCTCGCCCACGAGATTGCTCTTGGCAAAGGACAGCGAAGCGGAGAAGGAGGGCGACGACATGGAGAAAATGCCGAAGAAACGGGGCGCATGGCGGAGGGAGGAGGAAAAGAGGGGTTAGGGGGAGAGGTTACAAAAAAATCAACCTTTTTACCTTGCTAAGCAAGACAAAGGTTGAATATTGAATACATACCTTTAGATTGATAGAATTGGTAGAATTTATTAGGACCACCAATTTTAAATAGTCTGACTTTCTTAGGAAAAAAGCGAATTATAAAGATCAATCAATATGGAATTTCCATACCTGGAAGGTAAAAGTCATAAGTTTTGTCATAAAAGAAAAAATTTCCCTTGTCATCTTGTCCGATAAGTAAGTGGGAATTATTAATGACATCATTTGTATTTTCAATTTCTTTACCATTGTAATATTTATCATCTGCGTATGTATATCGCATAGCATTATAAAAAACTAATTGTGTATAATAATCTCCGTCTAAGTCATTAATACCTTTTTTAATTTGAATGTGTCCGTACATATCTATAAATTCTTTTAATGACCAATTATTAATAAACGGATAGTCTTTTGTCCTATCCAGTAAATCTTTATACTCTTTTAAATCCATTTCTCCAGACCAGGAAGGATAGTAAATAGATTGTAAATTGCAACAATTGTTGAAAATTCTCTTCCCTATATCAATTGGTTCAGAAAATGAAATTTTTACTAAAGAGGTACATCCATTGAAAGCATAATCATCAATATATTCAATGGATATAGGTAAAAAAAACTCTGTTAAAGCAGAACAATCAGAAAAGGCGTATTTCCCAATTTTAATTACAGAATTTGGAATATTAATTTTCTTCAAAGATTTACATGAGTTGAAAGCGTTGTCACAGATAGTAACGCATTCATTGTTTATTGTATAAAAAACTAAATTCTTATCTCCTCTTATTAATTTTTTTTTGTCTTTAGAATACAAAACACCATATTGGTCAATACAAGAATTAACAAAATCAACATTTCTAACTTCTGTTATAAGATTCGCTTCAAGTTCTCTTTCTTCTATTTTGTAAAAATCTTCTTGAAGCATTTTTTTGAATTTTTCTTTTAAACCCAAATGAATGGAAATCACAGAAGAATCTGAAGTACAAAAAGCTAATTTCGGAACAGTTGCAAATATCCGTGGCTTATTTTTTTAGTCTAGGTCTATATTTTCTTGTTTAATGCTTAAATGTTTATGATAAGCATTACCTTTGCACCCATGAGTAAGCAATCAGCATTTGACTATAAGATTCTGGCAAGTTACCTTCTTCCCAAAGGCATACTTGATTTCTTCGACGTTACAGCTGTTAACGAAGACCACACTGGCATTATTGAAGAGACAGGCAATGAGCGTGTCCTTCTTCACATCTATCTTGACGAAAAAGATGCACGAGAAGAAGAATGGCACGACCTTAAGCCCAATGGTTTTACGGAAAGCCGTCAGGTAAACGACTTTCCTATCCGTGATCACAAGGTCGTTCTTCACGTCAGACGTCGCAGATGGTTAACGGCAGAAGGCAGAAACATAATCCTTGACAGGTACTCGTTGCTTGCTGATAACACCAGCTACTCTAAAGAGTTTGCTGATGTCTTAAAAAAAATATTTGGATACCTACCCGATAACGGCCCGCTCGCTGGGGCTATACTTTAAGTTAGACGGCAATAACCTGGAGCGTGCTTACAAGGACCACCTGAGCGGTTTCCGCCATTGGGAACAAGCCAGCCATGCAGAGGACTGGGTGCTGCATCCCGAGAACATAGGCAAACGGCTGGGCATTGACGAGACCATGCTTCACAAGGATCTGATGACATTCTTGACCAACAAAGAAGGGCATGGTAAACGTCACACCTTAATAGCTGCTGTAAAAGGCACTAAGGCCTCAGATATTGTCAAAGTTCTTATGCAGATACCGCAGGAACGGCGAGAGCAGGTTGAAGAAGTCACCATGGACTTCTCTGACAGCATGTTTGCTATCGTCACAGAAGCCTTTCCTAATGCGGCCATAGTCATCGACTGCTTCCATATTATCAAGCGTTGTATCGAAGCAGTGGAGGAACTCCGCCTCAAAGCTAAACGAGAAGCACAGAAAGCACAAAACAAGGAGAAAGCCATGTTCAAAAAGAAGCTTGAACAGCTGGTAAAGAGCCGTAAATACTACCGCAAGAAACATCCAAAGAAGTACAAAGGCAAGAAGCGGGGACGCAAGCCACAGAGGTTGAACAAACGCTTCAGGCCAACCATGCTTGACAATGGTGAAACCATCATAGAACTGCTGACAAGAAGCAAGTATCTACTGAGTGTGAGTGGTGAAAAATGGACTGACAGGCAGAAGACACGTGCAAAAATACTCTTCGAAAAGTTCCCAAAGATAAAGGAAGCATATACTTTGATTTGTAGCCTAAGAAGCGTGTTTAGCAACAAGTCTATAGACCGGGTTACTGCTAAGGTTAAACTGCATGAGTGGTATCAGAAGGTTTCAGCTTGTACGTTGCGTGAAGTAAAGGCTGCAAGGGACGCAATCAAGTACAAGGAGGAAGAAGTACTAAACTACTTCATAAACAGATCAACCAACGCTCATGCCGAATCTCTTAACTCTAAGCTGAAAGGATTTAGAGCACAACTACGCGGTGTGCAGGATTTACCTTTCTTTATGTTCAGAACGTCTATGATCTTTGGATAACAAGATTATATTGCCACGGACTTATGCAACTGTGCCCTAATTTCCCAATTTTTTCAATATTATCATATAGTTTGAATAGTCTTATTCCAGACCTGTAAAATGCTTCACTTTTTATTTCAATTACGCTTTCTGGAATTTCTATAAATTTTAAATTAATACAATTATTAAAAGCATCATTACCAATTGATGTTATATTTGTAGGAATTGAAATTTGTGTTAGATGATCACAGTTATAGAAAATATTATCACTAAGTTTCTTTAAATTAGGTGGCAATGTTACATTATTTAGAAATGTACAATTAGAAAAAGCACCATCACCAATATATGTAACACTATTAGGAATATAAATTGTTTGAATGTTGCTCCCCGAAAAAGAAGAGTCACAAAGCATTATTGTTCCTTCTATAATTGAATAGTGTTCTATATCTTTAGGTGCTTTCAACAACTTTTTTTTATCTCGACTATATTTAACGCCATAATTGTCTACCCAAATATCAATTAAATCATCTTTACTGATTTTGGTTGATAACTGATTTGAAATATTTTGCATGCTATCATTAAATTTTTTACTGACAGATTCCATTTGTATAACATTTTAATATTTAAAGTAATTTGCAAAATTAAAAAAATATTTCAACTTTTATGTGTCTAAATTAAATTTATCTCACCCCACCAACACAAATTGGATATAAATCATGCTGTGGGAACTTTTCGCAGCCGATATAGAGGGTGTCGAAGGCATCGGTGCCGTCGGTGCGGTGTTCAAGGAGGTCTTCTTCAGATTCCGGTTGCTTCTCCATGGATTTGTTTTTGCGGAAACCGTTGCGTCCTCGCTCCACTCCGGCACTTTGGATTGCTAAGATAAGGTCATCGTTGTTCTGGCGGTTGAAGTAAGGCATTAGGCGCTGCTTGCCGGCGAAGCCTTGGTTGATTAAGAGATACTTTTCATCGTGTCGCATCGGGTTGCCGAGATACACGTCAATCACTTGCCATCCGTGACGCTCGAACTCGTGGCAGACAACCCAGTGGAAGTCTTGGTCGTTCACGGCATAATTGGAGCCGAGAGCCGTGGCATCGTAATAGTAGATGACCGTCTTGTTGGGGTGCGGTGCGTAATAAGTACAGAAGTCGGCAACGAGCGCAGGGATTTTGCGCTCGAACTTGACATAAAAAGATTTGAGGATGTTTAACCTGTTATTGCGCGGCTGACCACATACAATCCAGTTGATGTTTGCATTGTAGTCCATACCGATACAAAGCGGTTGCATTGGGTCGATGTCAGAATCCGTGCGACAGTCAAGAGAGCTGTTGAGCGTGGAAAACTGACTATTGGCGTGGATGGTGTACATGTCCTGTTGCGCCTCCTTGATTATATTCTCGTAACCGAGCGAGTCGAGGTAAGTGAAATCCGAAGCATCATATTTATGATATTCCTGCATGGAAGAATAGAATCCGTCGTGAGAGATGCCGATCTTCTGACAGAGGATAGAAGTCTGGAACGTCTTGGGCGTGAGGTCGCGCTTCATCTGGCGGATGTATTCCTCGCCGAGGAGCTGGAGATTTTCAAGGGTGCTATACTCCTTGTAATATACAGCGACACTTCTCATTTTATTCAGAGACTGGTCGAGCCATTTGAGGTAATTGGGGAGATAAGAAGGGATGGGCTGCCGCTGCTCTTTGAGCTGGGCGATGCGCTCCTTGGTCTGCCAAATCTTGTATATCGTGCCCTTTATTGTGTCAATGAGTTCTTTATCCATTTTCTCCTCGTAATGCAGGAACCACGAGCCTTTTGTGGTCTGCGGCATATCGGAGAGAACCATCATAGAATGGTTGAACGAGTGATGCCCGAAATAAGAGCGGATGCCACCGTTGGCTGGCAGCGTCTCGTCTTTAAGTTTGTTGTAGTCAATAAACTTCGCCTCGTCGATGAGGAGCCACGAAAGCGTGAGGGAGTTGGAGGAGCCGGGGCGGTCCTGGCTGATGATGATGGCGACACTGCCGTTATAAAAGGTGATGACATGCTCATAGTCAGCCGGTTCAGTGATAGGTCTTGAGAATGACTTTGGAGGCTTTCTGCCGACCACATAGTGAACCCCGTTGATATAACCCCACCGCTTCCATGCAGCAAGCAAGCCGGGGAGCGTGTTGGTAAGACCATGCTTGAACGTAGGCACCACGATGCCGCCCGTCGAACCCGGCATGCGCTGCATGTTGCGCAGGACAAAAGGCGAGGCGATGGAATCCGTCTTGCCAGTACGGCGCCCGGCAACAATGACGGTGGTCTTGGCGGCGATGTATTGCGTGAGAAGCTGGGGCTTGTTGAAATAGACACGCTTGGTATGGAGCTTGGCTTCAGAATCCCAGAGAGAAGTATCGACTTTGGTCATTGTTGCTGTTTTTTAGGTGAGGTAGGTGAGGTAGGTGTTGTAGGGGTGGTAGGTGATGTGTTATCATCATCATTGAAGATGTCATCCAAAACCAAATCAGCTTGCTCGTATTCGATGTTTTCCGTATCGGGGTGAGATGCGGTAAGCTCGTGAGTGAGTTTGCGGATACGCTCGTCGATGTTCGGTACAGGAGTGATGCCCACGACACGAGGGTCGGTAGTGGGGAAGAACGGTTGCACCACAATCATGTGGTAAGGCACAGATTGCTCATCCTCGATGTCAATGCGGTTGAACTTGGCGTAAGAGGTGGCAGCCTTCTCCATGGTCTTCGTGTCCTTACGCTTCTTCGCCATCTGATATGTCTCCATAATCATCTCGTTATACCGCCATCGGTGGAAATCACGCGTACATTCTGCAAGATTAGGCAAGATAGCCTTTACGATTTTCAAGTCAGCGTAAGCCGTGACTTGGGAGAGACTGTAACGAGAGCGCAGTTCATCGACAAACTGGCGATCCTTCATGTCTGGGTTGGCGATGGACCAGGTGACCATGTCGCGGAGACGGAGAAGGTGCTCTATTTGGGGCAAGGGATACTTTGCTTCCAAATCAGATTTGGCGGTGTAGAGATCCTGTTTGGCGATTTCGATGATGTTGAGCTGGCTCATTTTTGAATTATAGGACTAATGGGACTAATGGGACAAATAATTTTTTGGAGAGAACTGGGAGGACTGGGAGAACTGACAGCAGGGACAGACCTTCTTCAATCACTCGTCATCCTCCATGTCGAGGAGATTGTTACGGGTGTTTTCGAGAGCGAGAGGAGAACCGACATAAGCAAGCTGCATCTCCTGGTGGAGAAGTTTGACACGACTTGATGCTTTGCCACGGTGGTACGCCTTGGAAACATCTGTAGTCTTGTCGGCAATATCCTGACGCAAGACTTCGGCAGGGATGCCGAGGATAATCGCCATATCGCTGATTTTAACGTATATAGAGGCATATTGCTCGATTTGAGTGAGGATTTGTTCGGAGTATTGCATATATTGAGTTAAGAGTTTAGAGTGTAGAATGTAGAGTTGTCGGCTTTACCGATTAAGAGTTATTTAATTAAGAATTTTAGATTATACTGATTAAGAGTTGTTGGCTCCGGCTTCTGTGAGGCGCTGCTTGAAGAGGTCGGAGAGAGGGACGGAGTGATTTCTGATGAGATCAGAGACGGAAGAGTGGAGAGATTGGAAGATTGCTTCATCTGTTGAAATGAAAGTAGACTCGTGGCGGTTGCCTCGGGGGAGATTCTGCGAGGTGACGACACTGACGACTTCACCACTTTCCGCTTTTACCAACAAGATTTTGGAGTGGTTGTCAGCAAGATAAGTGCGCTTCATCGTTTGAGAGATGAACGCCCAAAGTTTGAGAGTCTTGTTCGTCGCCTTATGGTCGAGAACAAGATTGAACTCCATGATGTTGCCGGACTTCTCGATAAAGAAGAGACGGCGGAGAAACTCCTCGGAGATGGAGAACGAAGTCTGCCAAATCTCCGATTTGCCGACCTGCGAGAGAATCCACTCCAAGACGTCCGCCACCTGAAGAGCGTTCGAGAGATACGCCTGGTGGGGACAGTCCGAAAGAGGCTTTAGGATGGTGGAGATGTCGAGATTGCGCTTCATTTCTTCTTTTTATTTTTTTTAGGTGTGGGAGGTGTGGTAGGTGGTGTAGGTGTGGGAGAGCCTTTCTTGGGAGAACTATCCTTAGTCTTTTGTTCTGCACTTTCTGCTGTTTCTTCCGAAATTACGAAATGGTCATAAGTGTTCCAATTGTCGTGCAGTTTTTTGTCAAGAGAGATGAATTCATCAAGGAGAGGTTTGCGCTCGGCATCAGAGTGAAGCTTGGTGTCTTCAGAGAGAAAACGCAAGCGGAGATGCAGTTCACGCATGCGGTGAGTGATGTCAAGATTTTCGACATAAAGAGATTGAATATCCTCCGGAAGGCGGTCGTGGTCAGCGCGCTTGCCGGCTTTAAAATCATCAGCCGGGTTGTTCTCTTTGAACTCCGTCCGGGATTCAATAATAGTATTTACTTGCTGCTGCATGACGACAACCTCCTCATGCTGCTCAATATCGAGTCTCGCTTTGAGAAACTGCCGGAGCTTGCCTTCGATAAATTCAGCCTTCCCTTTCGGGTTAAGGCTGATGTTTCGGTACATGATAGGGTTGTTGGTGAGTTGGAGGAGAAGGATGGCGCCTTCATTCCAATCCTTTTCCTCCTTTGGGGTATTGAGGAAATCCTGAAGTTTGAGAGTGAGATTTTTGTCCACGGAAATGAAAATTTAAAAATTGAAAGATTGAAAAATTGAAAATGGGAGAACTGGGAGAGATGGGAGGACTGGAATTGTTTACAGCTTGTTGTTGATGCCGGTGAAGAAGATGCAGTTCTTGTGGTGCTCGACGAGGAGGTTGCGCATGGCTTTGAGGGTGGAGCCGGTAGTTACAAAGTCGTCGAAGACAATGCAGTTCGGTTCTTTGGGGAGAATGTTCAATGAGAACACCGCCCCGATGCGCTGCTTGGAATGACAGGAAGCAACATCCTCGTAAAACGGGATGTGCAACTGCCGTGCAATCTCCTCACTGATACGAGTGGCGAAGTTCTTGACAAGATGGCGGCGCTTGGGAGTGGTGACGATACACCACGAACCACTTTGTAAATCACCGCCGAGAACTTCCGCAATGAGCGGAGAAATATTATCGGCAAAGAAGTTCACCATACTGTCATCAGCCTTGATTTCAGTCAGCGTCCTGCCATAAAGCGTTTTCTGCCAGATCGAAATGAAGAATACGTCGCCGCGCTTAGTAAGGCGGACACGCCGGGAGAAGTCGCAGCGCGCTTCTACCGACTTATCCCACGCCTTGCGTTTCTCGACGGCAAAGATGTCCTTGTTTTCGATAGTTTTGCCCATATCGACCACAGGCAAATCGAGCGAACCCGACAAGTCAGGGACGACGATGTCATTCAAGAACTCGCCCATGTCAAGTAAAGTCCGCTCGATCATAGTTTAAATGAAGAATGAAGAGTGAAGAATGAAGAATTGGTCGCCTTGCGGCGATTAAGAATTATGCAGTTAAGAGTTATACTCATACGGCATTTCTTACTCATATTGAGAACCCAAACTTCATTCTCACAATTATACATTTATACAATTATACACTAAGCCGAACAGTCGATTTCACCGTCATCAGTAGCGAGAGTACCCGTATAGAACGGAGCCGGACACTCGTCCGCCGCCTCCGCATTGATAGTGGTGCCGCACGTGCCCGTGGCACCCTGTCCGAGATCCTGCGAAACGGTAGTTTTTGTCGTCCACTTGTCGCTACCCACGACACGGTATTTCCCTTTCATGTCCTCCACGACAAACACGTTGTCATTATTGTTGAGATACGCCGCAGCCGCCGTTGCCTCCTCCCCGACAGAAGGGTGGAGCGCCACCAGCTTGTTGAGTTGCGTCTGTGACGGGAGTTCACCCTGCGCTTCAGAAGTAAGTTGGGATTTGTCAGGAAGAATGTCGATAAACTTCCATTTCGCCTCCTCGCGCATGGTAAAAGAGCCGGCATAAGTAGAACCCGTGCAGCGCCCGATGTCATCATGAGGTAGTTTAGGCCAAGCCAGGATATTGTTCTTGGAAGTGAAATATATACGCCTGCGAACACCCGGAAGTTCCGGAGTGCCCATCGCCCAGGCGAGAGATTTTTGAATGTCAGTTGCCATAAAGTGAATTTAGAGTTAAGAGTGTAGAATGTAGAATTGGTTGGTCTGCGACCAATTGGAAATTAAGAGTTAAGAATTAAAAGTTGATAAAACCTGCCGGCGATCCACGCCGCTTTCGCGACCTACAGAGTACTGGGCGTTTTTCCTTTCCTTCAGAAGCTGCTCATCCAGCGAAGAGTCCGACAGGTATTTTTAATCAGCCAGTTCCACGACCTTCAGTCGTCGCTTGTCGATAGACTCGAACTGCACGCCGAAGAACATGGTAGCGATGTAAGAGAGGACAAACGGTTCAAAACGCTCCACATCCACCGATTCCACATCACCCATCTGGTCGTAACCATAGAGCATGTTAATCTTCGGCGAGATATGGATGTACTTGGAATCCGTTTTGTTGGAAAGCGGACAAAGCGTGAGTTTGCCGTTAGAGCCCTCCACCGTGGGCTGGTTGTATTTCGTGTTGTACGGAATACCGCTGTGAGTAAGGAGATAGCCCTCATTGTACTTGTCAGCGAAGTCCTGCGAGCAGTACATCAGCAAATCCTGCGAACGTAGGCGTGGATCCAGCGAGAAGAGAATCTTCTTGGCGATGTCCACCGCATTAGCCGAAGTGATAGTCTCCGTGAGCTTCATGTAATTGCCGTTGGCGACAGCCAGATTACCGTCCGTCACCTCCTTCTTGGTGATAGTGTCAAACCCGTCAAAAAGATCATGCGTCGTTTTGCCGCTACTGTTGCGCACCCCGTTCCAGATAGCATCATTAAGATGCTCCGAGAGAGATTTAGCAATAAGACCAAGCACCTCGCGAGCCGTAGGCGCCGACTTCTGCCCGTCGCCCTTAGTAGCGCCAGTGCCGAGAAGCGTAGAAATCGCCGAGTTCGGTTCAAACTTGGCAACCACAGATCCGAAGAACGTCTCCAACGTTCGGAAGTCGAGTTGCAGATTAAAGTCCTCGCTACGCGTCGGCGAGTACGGAGCAAACTGCGCCGAGCCGTTAAGCGAGCCGACCGACTCCTTGTAACGGATTCCCGGTCGCCCGGTCATAAACTTAAGAGTCTCCTCGCAACCGATGAGCGGAAGACGGAGGAAGTCAGAGCGGTACTTGCGAGCCGCGTCCTTGTATTCGTCAAGAGAAAAAGAAAGTTTACCTGCCATAAATTGAATTAAGAATTAAGAATGAAGAATGAAGAATTGGTCGCCTTTGGCGATTGAGAGTTAAAGAGTTTAGAGTTAAGCATAAAGGAACTTTAAATAAAGACCCACCCTGAACCTCCCGAAGGGAGGGAAGGGCTGCGCACTACGATAGTTGCGCAAGAGGGAAAGTTAAACTTAAAATCAAAAAAATATGAAAAAGATATAGCTAAAGTATTGTTACGGAAGCGAGTCAAAGAGCGCCTTAGCAGAGTTTGTTGTGTCGTAAAAACGTTCGATGTCAGACTTCTCGGAATTGGTGCCGCTTTTGTTGTCGACGACGTTGTTAGTAGAGTCCGCCGGCAGTTTGTTGACCTTCTCCAGAAGAGAGCTGTTAGCATTAGTCAAGTCCTCGACCTGCTTCTTTAAGTTGTCGATAGACTCCTCCCTCTTCTTGAAGGCATCCTCGATAGAGTCGAGTTGTGCGGAAGAAAGAGAGAAAGCGTCATTCCCGGAAGCGAGAGCCTCGCAACCGAGAATGGCACAGATGTACTTGAAAGTTTTGTTCATAAGAGTAGAGCTGTTGTTAGAGTTGTTGATATCATTAGCATTATTTGTGTCGGTAACGTCAAAAGCTTCAGTATTGTTATTGCAGTTATCCTTGGAATTCGAGTGGAATGCCGCCGAGAGAGCCAGCATGAAACGCTTGAAAGCGCTGATGTCGTCAGCCTTTTCCTTGTCCTCAATACCCTTCGGCAGCGGAATACCGTGAGCGGTGCAGTCCGCCACGACAGCCTCCGTAATGACAGGAGCTTGCTCGTCGTCAAACTCCGTGAGTTCATCTACGAAGCCCCATTCAAGAGCCTCCTGCGCCGACAGCCATCCGCCCTGTTTCATAAGAGCGAGAAGATCCGCCGACTTCTTCTTACAGCGGTTGGCATAGATAGCGGCTATGTTGGCATCAATCTTGTCGAGGTCATTCTTCTGCTTGGTGAGGTTGTCGATAAGATTCTGCATGTCCGTGGCATTCAGGCTGCCCCATTCAAAGAACGCCTGGCTGCACTGATGCACAAGATACATCGCCGAGCGGTCCATGGAGATGTGCTTTGCACCCATGGAAGCCACGGTGGCGGCACTTGCGTTCATGCCGACGAAATGAGCATGAACGTTGCCGTGCCGCCTGAAAGCAGACGAAATGGAAAGCGCAGTAGATAGGTTGCCGCCAAGAGAATCAATAAGAACCGACACTTCCTTGTCAGTGTTCTTGTTAAGAATGAAATCGACATAGTCAGAATCGAAGTCCCAACCGCCGACATATCCCTTTAGGTGAAGATTGTATTTGGTCTTTGCCATGATTAATTGTTTGATGTGGGGCAAAGATACCTTATTATATATTATATCAAAAAGACAAAAACCCACCCTAGCCCTCCCAAAGGGAGGGAAGGGCTGCGCCGTGAAAAATTAGGAATTAGGAAAGAGGAATTAGGAATTAAATGAAGAATGAAGAATTGGGCGCTGTTGGCGATTGAATACAAAACTATTTCTTCTTGCAGCCGAAAGTACACTTCCAGATGCAGTATAAAATCAAGACGAGGAAAAAGAATGGTGCAATCATTGCAAGTACGAAAGTAATTGCAGTCAAGGCATAACAGAGCCATAGAAAAAGAGTGTCGAAAATTTCGCCCATATATAAAATATTTAGTCCTATATATTATAAGAAACAAAGGTATCGGAAATTAATGAGAAGAGCAAAAAAAAATTTTTTCTCAAAGTTTGGACAGATTTTGGCCGTTATAGTTGTAACATCCGTTCGGAAAATGTAAATAGTTGAAAATCAAGGAAATAAGTTTGTGAGTTATGTAACAGACAGTTACAAAACGCCCCAAAATGTTACAAAAATCAAGGAAAATCAGGCAAAACAGGGAATGAGAGCCATGGAATTCGAGTAAGAAACGGCAAATTTGTTCACCGCTTTCTCGTTGTCGAGAGAGCCTGAAGTAGACGAAAATTTGACGATTGGGAAGGGATGTTCCTTCGTGCCTATGAGATAAAAGTTGCCGTTCACCGTTTCAATGATGAAACAGATATGAGCATGAGTTGGAAGAGAGACAAGCGAAGAAAACGAGAGTTGCACCTTTTCAATGCAGCCGTTGTTTTGGAACTGCGAATCCGTTTCACAGATAGCAT